TGCAATTTTTACGATTGTCTGGACTGCTATCCGTATTTGGGAAACCAAAACAGTACAGGGATGGTTAGGCAACAAGAAAGCTAAAGATGCCGTCGACGAGTAAAAAGCAACATAATTTCATGGCAGCGGTGGCCCACAATCCATCATTTGCTAAGAAGGTAGGAGTTCCACAATCCGTGGGCAAAGAGTTCAACAATGCCGATAAAGGCAAAACTTTTAAACAAGGTGGCGATATGAAAAAGATGTCAATGGGTGGCTCCACAAAAGCTTCAGGTATGGGCGCTGTAAAAACTGCAGCTCCTAGCCGTGATGGTATTGCTTCTAAAGGCAAGACCAAAGGTACTATGATTAAGATGGCTGGCAATTCAATCGGTACTGGCCCCGCTATGAAAAAAGGCGGCATGGCTAAGAAGAAAATGGCTTACGGCGGTAAGTGCTAATTTAAGGAATCGCCATGAAAAAAGTTAAACGCTATTTTGCGGGTGATGATGTAGAAGAACAAGCAAACGCTTCTGCTGAATCTCAAGACACTGCTAAATCTATGGGCGCTGGCCCTAAGAATGAGGAAACTCCTAAAGCAGCTTCTAAGCCCCGCATTGTTTCTAAAAAGGAACTAGAAGCGTCTGGCTTGAGCTTGCGCGATTATCTTAATAAAGAGCGTGGGTTGACTCGTCGTAAAGAGAAAGATCCCACAGCTGGTGAAGCACGCGATAAGGCGGCGCAAGAAGCCGCGGATGCTATTGATCCCGGTCGTGAAACAAGAGGCGCTCGTTACACACCGCCTTACAGCGCCCCTAAGCAGACCACACAAAAGGTTTCCCCTAAAGTGTTTATGCCCCAGCGCCCAGATAACAGCTTTCCCGGTGCTAAATTTAAATCTGGCGGTTCTGTTTCTTCCGCTTCTAAGCGCGCTGATGGTATTGCTCAGCGTGGTAAGACACGCGGTACTATGGTCATGTGTGGTGGCGGAATGGCTAAAAGGAAATAATCATGCTGGCATCCCGTGGTATGGGCGATATTAACCCTTCTAAAATGCCGGGCGCTAAAACAAAAGCGCGACGGGATAACACTGATTTTACGCAGTACGCTGAAGGCGGCAAGGTTGGACTTTATGCCAATATTAATGCAAAGCGTAAAAGAATCGCTGCGGGTTCTGGTGAGAAGATGCGCAAACCCAATAGCAAGGGCGCGCCAACTAACCAAGCGTTCATAAACTCCGCTAAGACTGCGAAAAAGTAATGGCTACTACTTCAGGAACCTCCGCATTTAACCTAGACTTCAATGATATTGTTGAAGAGGCGTATGAGCGGGCGGGTATTGAGGTTCGTACTGGCTATGAGTTTCGTACCGCACGTCGGTCGTTTAACATGCTTACAATTGAATGGGCTAACCGCGGCATCAATTTATGGACTATTGAGCAAGGCCAGATCCTAATGAATACCGGGCAAGGCGTCTATGCTTTGCCGAGTACAACGATTGATTTGCTAGACCAAGTGATTCGTACACAGGCAACTACGCCTAATCAGATTGACATCAACATCAGCCGCATCTCTGAATCAACCTACTCTACCTTACCAAACAAACTGGCTCAAGGGCGTCCTATTCAGGTATGGATTAACCGACAGTCTAACCAAAGCTATTTGTCTAACTCAACAGTAGCGGCAACGGTATTGTCAACAGATACAACTATTACGCTCAACACGACTAATGGTTTACCCGCAACAGGATTTATTACAATTGACACAGAAACAATCTACTACGCTAACGTCAGCGGCAATCAACTACTTAATTGTTACCGTGGTCAGTACAATGGCAGCGCTACTACAACTGCCGCTGGTCATGCAATTGGCGCAGCCGTAACCGTAAATAATTTAACATCTATCAATGTGTGGCCTACGCCTAACGCACCGGGCGATCAATACACATTTGTTTACTGGCGCATGCGCCGCATGCAAGACGCCGGTAACGGTGTCAATATTCAGGATGTTCCATTCCGCTTGATCCCTTGTATGGTGGCTGGCTTGGCCTATTATGTAGGCTCTAAACGTCCTGATGTCTCTCCAGATAGAATTATGATGCTCAAGTCAATCTACGAAGAGCAGTGGCTGCTTGCATCACAGGAAGACAGGGATAAGGCCCCTGACCGATACGTACCGCGACAGGCGTTCTATAGGTGATGTATGGCCAGTAAATATTCTTCTGGTAAATATGCGATCGCCCAGTGTGACCGTTGCGATGAACGGTTTATGCTAAAGGATTTGAAAAAAGAGATTATCAAGACACGCCTGTTTAATTTAAAGGTGTGCCCTGAGTGCTGGGATCCTGATCAACCTCAGTTACAGTTGGGTATGTACCCAGTGGATGATCCACAGGCTGTACGAGAGCCGCGTCCTGATGTAAGCTATACACAAGCTGGAACTAATGGTCTGCAGATCTTAACAACTGATAGCACTGCCCCAGACGGGTTTGGGTATCCAACTCAAGGCAGCAGGGATATTCAATGGGGGTGGAACCCTGTTGGTGGAGCAAGTAGTTTTGACTCGGTTTTAACTCCAAACTACTTGGTTTTATACGCGGAAGTTGGTACAGTAACGATACAGATAGGAGCTTAATATGGCTAAAGAAGATATGAAAACGGACATGGCGCAAGACAAGGCAATGATCAAAAAAGCCTTTAAACAGCACGATGCCCAAGAGCACAAAGGCAGCAAGGGTACAACCTTAAAGCTTAAAAAGGGCGGCCCTACTAGCATGGACCGTAAAATGATGGGTCGTAATTTGTCTCGCGCAAATAACCAAAAATCTGGGAGCAAATAATGGCTATAAACAATAAGCCCGCTTCGACATACGCTAAGCCTCATACTATGAGCGGTGGCCCCGTGACTGACACCCGTAAGAATATGAGTAAGCTTGATGAGCTTGATGTTAGCATTGGTGCTATGAGCAAATCAGCTGGTGATGAAAGCGTCAAAACAACTGGTATCAAAGTTCGCGGTACTGGCGCAGCTACTAAAGGCTTGATGGCACGAGGCCCAATGGCATGAACTATACCCAGCTCAGCAACGCTATCCAGGCGTACACGGAGAATACCGAAGCGAATTTTATCGCTGAGATACCTGTGTTCGTCCAGCAGGCTGAGCAGCGTATTTATAACACCGTTCAGTTCCCTTCATTGCGTAAAAACATGACCGGGTACGTGTCTACAACAACACCTTATCTGTCTGCCCCAACCGACTATTTGGCTACATATTCCTTAGCTGTAGTTGATGCTTCCGGCAACTATGAGTACCTACTGAACAAAGACGTTAACTTTATCCGTCAAGCATATCCTAGCGCTAGTGATGTTGGTCAACCTAGATACTACGCTTTGTTTGGTCCAACTGTATCTAGCTCCTCAATTTCAAACGAGCTGTCGTTCATTCTTGGTCCTAAGCCAGATGCTAACTATCAAGTTGAACTGCATTTTTATTATTACCCAGAGTCCATCACAACTGCTTCGACTGGCCAGACATGGCTTGGCGACAACTTTGATTCTGTGCTTTTGTATGGTTCATTGGTTGAGGCCTACACCTATATGAAGGGTGAGACCGATATGATGGCTTTGTATAATCAAAAGTACGGAGAAGCACTTGCGCTGGCTAAACGTTTGGGCGATGGTATGGAGCGTCAGGATGCTTATCGTTCTGGTCAGTTTAGACAGGCGGTGACCTGATGGCTGTTCAGCAAACCACAACTACAAGCTTTAAAGTTGAACTGCTTCAGGCAGTACATAACTTTGGGCCAACATCGCCTAATACTTTCAAGATTGCTCTATATACGGCGGCGTCCAATATTGGCGCAGCAACAACGGTATATACAACAAGCAATGAGATTACGGGTACTGGCTATACGGCTGGTGGTAAAACGTTGTCAATCTCAATATCTCCAACAGCTAGTAATAATTCTAATGGCATACCCACTGCGTATATTTCGTTTACCAATATAAGTTGGACAGGCGCATCGTTTACATGTCGTGGCGCTTTAATTTACAATACCACACAAGGGAATAAATCTGTGGCGGTACTTGATTTTGGTTCGGATAAAACTGTTAACAATAACACTTTCCAAATTGTTTTCCCAACCCCAGATGCTAACAGCGCTATCGTGCGCATTTCTTAAGGACTCTTATGACTAAAGAACTCTCAAACTTCGGCGACCACGCAGAAGCTTCTTTGCAGGCCAACGTTGTTGGTTCTGAATCTGTTGGTATTGAAGGCGTATACCACGTTGAATGCCGTGATGCTGAAGGCAACCTTAAATGGCAAGATCAGTTTCCTAACTTGGTGAATGCTATTGGTAAGCAGTTGATGCTTGACACTTTGTTGTCTGGTTCAGCCTACACTACAGTTGGTCCGTTCCTCGGTTTGATTTCAGGTGCAAGCCCAACATTTGCGGCTTCAGATACCATGACTTCACACGCTGGTTGGTCTGAATTCACAAACTATACTGTTGGTGGTTCTGCCGTGCGCGGTACAGCATCTTTCTCAGCAGCTACTTCTACTGGTACAACACCGTCTAACGTGACAACCAAAGCTGCTTCAGCTATTACCTACACTATCACAGGTGCTGGCGGTACAGTGGGCGGTTGTTTCTTGGTGACAGGTTCTGGTGCGTCTTCTACCTTGTCAAATACAGGTGGTACGTTGTATAGCGCTGGCGCATTTGCCACTGCTAAGATTACAACATCTGGCGACACCGTAACCGTCACATACAGCACTACTGCAACAAGCTAATTAGGAGTCGCTTAAATGGCTCTGGCACTTTTTGATCGTGTCCAAGAGACAACGACGACATCAGGCACCGGCTCGGTAACTCTGGCAGGTGCTGTTTCTGGCTTTCAGTCGTTTGCTGTTGTTGGCAATGGGAATACCTGCTATTACACAATCGTGGATGGCAATGCATGGGAAGTTGGTATTGGCACGTATTTAACTTCGGGGCCAACCCTTGCGCGTACAACAATCCTGTCAAATTCTAATGGGAATACTTCTCCCATTACGTTGTCGTCTGGTAACACAAAGAGTGTTTTCTTAACTTATCCAGCAGAGAAATCTGTCAATCTGGATGCAAGCAATAATGTTAGTCCTTTGGGCACAGTGGCGTCTGGTACGTGGCAAGGTACAACTGTCGGCGTGGCTTATGGTGGTACAGGTGTAACCGCATCTACTGGCGCTAACTCTGTAGTGTTGCGTGACGCTAATCAAAACATTCAAGCTAATAGCATTACCCAATCCCGAGCAACTACTACCGCTGCGGGCGCACTAACCTCACTATCAGCAGCATCACCCCATTTTCAAATTTTGTATGGTACGGGTGTTCAAACATTTAGGCTGCCTGACGCCTCACTGTTGCTTACAGGCTCTTCATGGGTCTTTGATAACGATGCTACTGGAAATTTAACCGTTGCAGATTACACAGGGGCTACAATTGACGTAGTTCCTCCCGGTGGATATGCCACAGTGTTTCTTGAAGACAATAGCACGACAGCTGGTGGTTGGGGCCGTTTTGGAATGATGCCCAGTGAAGTTAACTGGGGCACAAACAGCCTTGACTTGGGCGGTAGCACAGTTGTTACAAACGGTGTCTGGCGCGGTACAACGGTCGAGACTGGCTACGGCGGTACAGGACTTACGACATTCTCTGCAGCCAATAATGCGCTGTACTCTACTGGCGCTGGTACACTGACTGCGGGCACGTTACCAATTTTGGCTGGCGGTACAGGTAACACCACGGCCTCTGGCGCTATCAATGCTTTGATTCCAAGCCAGACCAGCAACGCAGGTAAGTATTTAACAACCAACGGCACAAGCGTATCTTGGGATTATGTGAGCACAGCTCTGGTTCCAATCACGCAAAATGCTGATAATGTCACCATCAACCAGACTATTGCCGCTGGCGCTAATGGGTTCTCTGTAGGTCCCATGACTATCCAAAGTGGCATCACGGTAACTGTCGCCAGCGGTCAGCGTTGGGTGGTAATCTAAGGAACAAAAATGAGTAGCATTGCAGCAGGAACCACAACCACGACAGGTTATGTAGTCACATCGGATACCACTGGAGCGTTGGTACTGAAGACTGGCTCGTCTGCTACGACTGCGGTGACTATTGGCTCTGACCAGAGCGTTACCTTTGCGGGTAGTCAAACATTCTCAGGCGGTACAGCAAATGGTGTGTTGTACTTGAATGGCTCTAAGGCTGTTACAAGCGGTTCTGCGTTGGTGTTTGATGGCACTAATTTGGGTATTGGTACAAGTAGCCCTGCGGCTAAGTTGGAAAGTTTTATTACTAGCACTTCCACCCCTGCATTGCGCTTGCGGTACAACAGTTCTAGTTATTACGCAGACCATTTGATGGATGGTAATGGCAACTATATTATCAAATCGCCAACAGCCAACGGAGTTACAAGTGGCAACATAGGAATTCAAGCGGGAGGTGTCATACAGTTTTTCACCAATGGTAATACTGTTACAGACCAAATGCGTCTTGATGCCTCAGGCAATCTAGGCTTGGGAGTTACTCCTAGTGCTTGGAGTTCAGGTAAAGCAGTTGAGGTTGGTAATTATGGAAATGCGTTTTGGAATAATGGTGCATCTGAAAATCATTTAACTACTAACGCTTATTACAACAGTGGATGGAAATTTGGTGGTACTGGTTACGCTCAAAAACTTACAACTGCTTCTGGTCAATATCAATTTAATGTAAGTACAGCATCAGGCACAGCAGGAAACGCCATTACCTTTACTCAGGCAATGACTCTGGATGCTAGTGGGAATTTGGCATTAGGTACAACTTCTGTTTTTTCTGGAACAAAATTTACTGCAAATGGAACAGTACAAGTTGGTTATGTTGATGCTTCAAATGCCGCATTGCAATTAAGTTGGAATGGTGCATCTTCTTATGGAAAAATTCAAACATTTTCATCAAGTAATCTTGCAATAAATCCTGATGGAAACAATGTTGGTATTGGCACAACAGTATTTCAACAAAGATTTATGTTGGCTGGCAACCAAAGGTTTTATAACACCGCCTCTGATGGTGTAACTAATTCAGTTGTTGGGCAAATTGATGCTCAATTCCGAAATTATGGTGCTGGAATTGCTACAAATAATTTGTCAGCCATTCAGTTTTGTACAGACCCAACTTATTACTACAAAGGTGATATTAGATTTTTGACCAATGGGTCTGATAGCACAGCAAGCGCATCAACAGAACGAATGCGTATCAACAGCGCCGGCCAAATCACAACGCCATACCAGCCAGTTTTCCAAGCGTATGGACTCTCTTCTGGGGTATCTGGAACTTACTTGGTTTTTCAAAATACTTATGTAAATATTGGGGGCCATTATAGTACAAGTACCGGAAGATTTACTGCGCCAATAGCGGGCACATACCGTTTTTGGTGGACAAATATTGCCAGCACTACTGCAGATGTTTATCGATATTTCCTATATAAAAATGGCGCAAATTATAACGATAGTCAGCTAAGATTTGATACCGTTACTGGTAAATATGGGACCAACGGCGCAATGCAACTAGCGCTACCGCTTAGTGCGGGTGACTATGTTCAAATTTATTTTACTTCAGATAATAGTAATGCTTCATATATTGGTGGATCAACTTCTAGCTATCCAAATTTTGGCGGTGAGCTAATAGGTTAAAGGAATAAAAATGCAATACACAATTGAACTCACAGAAACAGAAAACTTGGCTTTGGGTTATGTGGCCGCTTCGCAGCATGACTGGATTGAAAACTTCACCAAAGATCGTGCACGCATTGCCATCGACGAAATTGTCCAGTTGGCCGTAACCAAGTGCATGGATACCCAAACCCAAATACCGCAGACACGTGAAGCTCTTGTAGCTTTGGCGTTTGAAAAAGGCTGGGTTGTAGCGTTGGCGGATAAGACAGCAACTTCCGGAGCTTAAAGCATGACCGTCTATATCAATGGCACAACAGGTTATTCCGGACCAGTCGGTTTACTGGGCGACCTGACAACCACAGGTAACACTATTCTGGGTGATGCCAGCACAGACACGTTGAATGTTGGTAACGGCAATTTGGTTTTGGATTCAAGTGGAAATGCTGGCTTGGGAGTTACCCCTAGTGCTTGGAGTGCAAGCTATAAAGCAATTCAATTGGGTGGAGGTACTTCAATTTGGTCTGGCGCTTCAGGAAACCAACCAAGTTTTTACTCAAACAATTTGTATTTCAACGGCAGTAACCGCATCTATTTGCAAAATGGTTATGCAACGGAATATGTGCAATCTACTTCTGGCACACATAGTTGGTACAACGCCCCATCAGGAACAGCAGGAAACGCCATTACCTTTACTCAGGCAATGACGCTTAATTCTAGTGGCTATTTGGGTGTTGTTACTACAAGCCCTGATTCATTTCTTCATGTTGAAAAAACTGGTACAGCAAGTTTGCGTGTTGGTTTTACTGGTGCATCACAAAATTATTATGATGCAGATGTGCAATTTTTTAGACTTGGTAATGCCACAGAACAAATGCGCTTAAATAGCACAGGTTTAGGTATTGGCACAAGTAGTCCTGCAAGCAAATTGACTAACCAATCAAGCAACATTGCTGATGCGGCTGGTTTATCTTCTGGTACACAAGCAATTCAATGGCAAACTTCAGTTCAAGGTTATACCGCTACTTTTTATAACTCTGGTGCAGGTTCACAGTTTGCAAATGGCCTGTTGGTTAAAACAACTGGCACATCAAATGATAGTGACGCTATTGTTAACTTTGAAAGTGGTGGCGTAAACAGATTGAAATTGACTGGTAGAGGCAATCTTGGTTTGGGAGCTAGTCCTAGTGATTGGCTTGGAACTATTGCCGCACTACAGATGAAAAATGGTGCGTGTTTTTATGGTCAACCAAGCGGCACTAGTGGCGATGCTGGAATGTCAGCAAACCAATATGTAAATACTTCTGGCAGCCGCATTTATATTGCAAACGGCTACGCTACGTTTTATGACCAAAAAGGCGATACGGGCGTACATCGTTGGTTTAACGCCCCATCGGGAACTGCGGGTAGCGGCATTAGTTTTACTCAAGCAATGACTCTAGATGCTAGTGGGAATTTGGGTGTGGGTACTACAAGTCCAGCTAATAAACTTGATGTATATCAATCAAACTCGGGTATTGGCGCTGGACTAATAAGTCATGTTAATGGCAATTATGTTAACGTTCAACCAAGTTATAACTACTATGGTGCATACAATCATATTTTTCAGTCGTTGAGTGGTACTACTGAATATATAAGAATCAACGACAGTGGTAATGTAATTCTTGGCTACAACCGAACGTCAACTACACAAGTAAGTAAAACTTTTGCAACATCACATGCGTCCGGAAATCGTGGCGCTGAGGTTAGATTTGGGCTTGAAGACGGTAGTTTTGGTGGTATGGTAATACCAAACGTTGCAAGTTCAAACCCCTCCTTTAACGCCCAATATATACAATTTTTTACACACCAAGGCGCAGTTAGCGCTGGTGAACGTATGCGTATTACACCAGACGGTAATGTTGGTGTTGGTACTACAAGTCCATCGCAAAAATTAACTGTGGTAGGAAATCTTAAATCCGCTGGCGCACAAAACGGAAATGTTGCAAAAGCAATTTTTACCAGAACTGATTATTCTTGGTCAATTAATAATGAAACCGATTTGCGTTTTTACAATGGTTCTGGAGATACAGATTCACCAGCAACACTTGTTGCCACAATGGATTCAAGTGGCAATTTGTCGTTTGGTTCTACTTGGGGCTACATAAAACAATTTTCTTCATTTCTAGGTATTGGTAGTGGCAATGTCGCATTGATGTTTGTAGACGATGGAACTCCAAGGGTAATTCCAAGGGGCAATAATAATCAGGGTGCTAATGGTACTATTGACCTTGGTGATGCAGGATCACGCTATAAAGCCCTGTATGCAGTAAATGGCACTATTCAGACTTCTGATGCAAGGGAAAAAACAGAGGTTGTTGCGCTAACAGCAAATGAAATTGAAGCTGCCAAACAATTAGCAAACGAAATTGGCACTTATAAATGGCTTGAAGCGGCTACATCAAAAGGGTTTGACAACGCCAGAAAGCATATTGGTATGACTGTGCAGCGGGCAATTGAAGTTATGGAAGCAAACGGTTTAGACGCAATGAAGTACGGATTCATTTGTTACGATACTTGGCCTGAAGAAAAAAATGAAAAAGGTGAATTGATTCGGCCAGCAGGTGACAGTTACAGCTTTAGAACAGACCAATTAAGCATCTTTATTTCTTGTGGTCAACAAGCCATAATTCAGCAACTGCAGGCTGATGTGGCCGCACTCAAAGGAACCGCATAATGGCCTCATCCGTAAATTCAGACAACGGCGTAGTCAGTGGAACAGCTGGCCTTAAGTCGAGCGCTGACAGCTCTGGGGTCTTGGATCTGCAGACCAACGGTACAACTGCGCTCAGTATCAGCGCATCCCAAGTTGTAACTTTTGCCAACCAGCCAACCTACACCGGCGGCACAGCTAACGGCGTTCTGTATTTAAACGGCTCTAAGGCTGTTACAAGCGGTTCTGCGCTGGTGTTTGATGGTACTAATTTAGGTGTTGGAACTACAAATCCAGCCGCTTATGGAAAATTAGCTGTCAATGGTTCAACTAATGTGTTGAACGGCAATTTTCTTTATATGTATGACTCTGGGAATACAAATGCGCCGGGTATGTATGCTCCGGGTGATGCGTTTGCTTGGAAAAATTCAGCAGGTTCTACGGAGTGGATGCGTATAAACAGCACAGGTCTGGGTATTGGTACAAGTAGTCCTGCAAGCAAACTGACAGTGGCATCAACAGGCTCATCTATTGAACTTAAACAAAACGCCACTGGTTCCGCCACTTATTATGTGATGGATAACACCGTTGAAACTGGCGGTAAACGCTGGCGCTTTGGTTATACGGGCGCGGCTGCCGTTTCAACTTTTTCTTTATTGAACATAACAGATAACGTTACATCTTGGATAGCAGATTCCTCCGGTAACCTTGGACTGGGAGTTACTCCTAGTGCTGCATTTAGTTCAGGAAAGTCGCTTGAAATTTGGTACGCTGGCAACGCATTTTGGTCTAACGGGGCCAATGATGTTCGTATGTCGGCTAACGTTAAATACAATTTGTATGCGGCAAATGGCGCAGCATCAACCTATGTCCAAAGTAGTGGAGCGCATTATTGGTCAATAGCCGGTTCAGGCACAGCAGGAAACGCCATTACCTTTACTCAGGCAATGACTCTGGATGCTAATTCCAATTTAATTGTCAATGACACTTCAAATCAATACTCATCAAAGTTGTATGTCAATGGTGCTATTGCCTCACGTAATGGTGGTGTTGATGGAACATATGCAGATGCGTTTGTTGCTGGATACAATGGAAACTACAACGAAAAAAATATTATTCAGACTCAAGTAGGTGGAGCTTCGGGTTTTAGATTTAAAACCTCAAATGGATCTGGTTCTGCGTCAACTACTACAACCCTTGATCTAACAATAAGCCAAACTATTTTTTATACTGGTGGAACAGAACGCGCCCGTATAGACTCAAGCGGTCGTTTTGTTGTGGGGAGCACCGTTGGATACGGAACAGTTGCTATAACTTGTAACTCTGGAAATGTAGGTACTGTAACAAGTGCCGCATTATGGATAAATGTAACAAGTAGTAGTTATAAAATTGCTCAATTTGAAGTTAATGGTGGAGGTGCTGTTGGTTCTATTACTACAAACGGCACAATAACTACTTACAACACAACTTCAGACCACCGATTAAAAAATGTCACAGGAAACTTAACTGGATACAAAGAACGCTTAATGTCTTTGCAACCAAAACAAGGTACTTGGAAAGCAGATGGTTCTGAATTTAGAGGCTTCTTGGCGCATGAGTTTGCAGAGTCTTATACTGCTTCTGTTACAGGCAAAAAAGACGCTGTAGATAAAGACGGCAAACCAGTCATGCAAGCAATGCAAGCATCAAGTTCAGAAGTAATGGCTGACTTGGTGGCACTGGTGCAAGAACAACAAGCAATCATTGAATCCCTCAAGGCACGTTTGGATGCCGCTAATCTTTAAAGGAAAATCATGACTACTTACAACTGGCAAATCGTACAAATGGACAGACTCACAGCCGATGGCTTTGTGGTCACAGTTCACTACAACGTATCTGCAACTGATGGTGATTATTCAGCATCAACCTATGGTACTTGTGGCTATACCCAAACAAGCGAGACATTCATTCCTTACGTTGATTTAACTCAGGCTATCGTAGTGGGGTGGGTGCAAGAGTCTTTGGGTAAAGATACAGTAGAGGCATCATTGCAAGGTCAGATTGACGCACAGAAAAACCCCGTGCAAGAGTCTGGATTGCCTTGGGTAACGGTATAACGGGAAGCTGCCACCCGACCTTGGCAGCATTTAAAAGGAAATGACATGGGAAACGAAAAAAAGACCCCCGTGAGTATTGACGGCGTAGAGTACAAGTTCGAAGACATGACACCCCAGCAGCAGATGCTTCTGAATCATGTAGCTGACTTGGACCGTAAACTTGATTCAGCCCGCTTTAATGTGGATCAGCTTCAGGTTGGTAGAGATGCTTTCTTCAAGTTACTCAAAGAAGCTTTGGAAACAAAGCCTGAAGTATCTGACGTAGAGGCTAAATAATGGCGCATCTACCCCTTTGGTATTTAGGACAACTAGACAGCGATACATGCAACCAAGTAATTGCCGAGCTGTCTGGCATTGAAGTGCGCGACGCAACCATGGGGGTGGATGGCTCTGAAAAAGATACCCGCACTCGTAACACCAACGTGCGTTTTGGTGATGCAAACTATTGGCTGGCTGATCGCTTTGAGCTGTTTGCTTTAGAAGCTAACAAGACGTGCAAGTGGGACTATCACATTACAGGCCGTGAAAATGTTCAGTTTGCTGAATACGGACCTGAGCAACACTACGCTTGGCATACCGATACCTTCACCCTTTCTGGTAACTCGATTGAGCGCAAAGTAAGCGTGATTTGTCTATTGAATGATGAGTTTGAAGGTGGCCAATTCCAAGTGCGGCTGTACAACGATTACGACGCACCGTTAAAAAAGGGGACCATGATTGCGTTTCCATCTATCCTTGAACATAGGGTTATCCCTGTAACGTCAGGCATTCGCTACTCAGCCACTATTTGGTTTAACGGACCTCGGTTTCGGTAAGGAAGTACTGTGTTTGGACTCTCAAGTTTTGCTCAAGCGCCCTTTGCCTCATTAGGCGGGGCGGCCTATCGCTTCGAGTTGGCGGAGAACATTAACCTTGCAGAGTCCACAACACAGGCTTATGCCTTCCGGCAGAGCATTACAGAAAACAGCGTACTTTCTAACATCAACGCTGAGCCCGGTGATTTCTTTGCGCTTATCTACGAGAATCTAAACTTAGCTGATACGCCAACGATACAAGCTTCGTTCCCCCTGTCTTTGGCGGAAAACTCAAGTCTTGCTGATACGCCAACTATTGCCGCCCAGTTTGCATCTTCTAGGGCTGAGGCGGTGACCATGCTTGATTTTCAAGAAACATTCTTTGCATTCTTACAGTCAAGAGCAGAAGATCAAACACTAGCAGACGCAAATGTTACCCAGTCCAATTTCCTACAGAGTATTGCCGAGAACGTCACGCAGCTATCCGTGCAAACCATTGCAGCGCAGTTTGCTCAGTCAATTGTTGAAAATCTGCAGATGGCTGACACACCAACCTCGGTGTTTGCGTTCTTCCAAAGTATTACTGAGGCAGTAACATCAAATGATTTACGGACCGCCACCGTTGCAGTGTTTTTTACAATTACAGAAAACTTCACTTCTGCGGATGCTAATACTGCATCTCAAGGCTTCTACTTCTTTGTTAACGAAAACACCACAGTTGCAGACATAGAGTTAGTTCAGGCGGCATTTAGACAAAGCGTTGCTGAAAACATCGTAATGAGGGACAATAACGTAGCTGTTGGGTGGTTTAAGATTATCACTAATATGGATGCAAACTGGGCCAACATTGTAGACACTCAGTCATCTGGCTGGGCGCTGGTTGACACTCCACAGGCTCCGACTTGGACTGTTATAAACAACCAATAATTTGAGGAATACTAAATGTCAAGTACCTTTTCCAGTTTAAAGTTTGAACTAATTACAACCGGCGAGCAGTCTGGTACGTGGGGCGCAACCACAGATACTAATATTGGCACTGCGATTGAGCAGGCTATTGTTGGTATGGCTACTCTGACTTCTTCTGACTTTACTACAAATGTAGCAACGCTCACGCTTACTAATACCAACACCGCTCAGAACGCCCGGGCGCTGTGCCTCAATATCGCTGCTGGAGCGGTATCTGCCGCTGGTACTATTAATGTTCCGGCTATTCAGAAGCCTTATTTGGTTATTAATAACAGCAGCTACGCGGTCACAGTCAAAGTCACTGGTCTCACAGGCGTATCTGTCCCAGCGGGTAAACGCACCGTGGTGTATAACAATGCCACAGACGTTGGTAACCAGATTGACTACTTGGCATCCTTGACTCTGGGCACGGCGCTGCCTATTGCCTCTGGCGGTACAGGCACAACGTCGACTACCTTTGTTAACTTGGCGACTAACGTCACAGGCAATTTACCCGTCACCAACCTAAACAGTGGATCAAGCGCTTCGTCTAGCACATTCTGGCGTGGTGATGGCACTTGGGCTTCTGGTGTATCTGGCCCTACGGGACCTACCGGCCCCACTGGGCCTACTGGTCCTACTGGTCCTACTGGCCCTGCCTCAACTGTACCCGGCCCTACCGGACCCACTGGACCTACTGGATCTACTGGCAGCCCCGGACCTACTGGTCCTACCGGCCCTGCTTCAACTGTCCCCGGCCCTACCGGTCCTACAGGTTCTACTGGCTCACCCGGCCCAACTGGAGGCCCCGGACCTACTGGCCCTACAGGCCCAACCGGACCTGCTGGCCCTGCCTCAACTGTTCCCGGCCCTACCGGACCCACTGGACCTACTGGAAGTACAGGAAGCCCCGGACCAACAGGTCCTACAGGTTTGACTGGTAGCCCCGGCCCAACTGGACCCACAGGATCTACTGGTAGTCCCGGACCTACTGGAAGCCCCGGGCCTACCGGGCCTACCGGACCTACCGGACCTACCGGACCTACCGGCCCCACTGGTGGTTCAACTGGTCAGATTTTGTATAACAGCGCTGGCACATCTACGGGTTCTAATAACCTAACATTTGACGGCACTAACCTGACCTGTCTTGGCAACATCACTGCGTACTCTGATGAGTCGCTAAAGATGAACTGGCGTGGTTTTCCCGATGACTTTATTGAGCAGCTTGCCCAAGTGCAGAGCGGCGTGTTTGACCGTGTCGATACTGTTCTGACGCAAGTCGGTGTGGGTGCTGGCTCATTCCAAAAAGTTATGCCTTATGCGGTTCAAAAGCATGGTGACGGCAAGATGTCTGTGTCTTACGGCAACGCTGCTTTGACTGCTGTAATTGAACTCGCTAAGCGCGTTGTGTCTTTGGAGAAGCAGCTCAAGGATAAATCATGACCCTTGCATCGTCTGGTTTTATTAGTTTAGGTGGTTCGACCGCTAATCGGTCTGTAAACGTAGAGCTTGGTAATTCACCTACAGCTTCTATTACGTATCCAAGCACTGCTACTAGAACACTGACTGGCATATCGTCAGGCGCTTTAGTTTTGCCAAACAGTTTCTGGGGTAAGAGCGCAGTTACTATTTCTTTATCTGAATTACAAGACCGCTCATTACAAGAGTTTGCTGGCGGTTATGGCTATATTACCTTGACATTTAATACAAACGGTACGTGGAGCTGCGTTGGATCAGTATCGGGGACTATTGCTTCTGGTAATTGGGCGTCGCCAACAACTAGTGGCGTTGGGTCATTGTATTGGATTAGATGGACAAGGACTGCTTCGACATTAGGTGGTGGTAGCTCTACACCTTCTTCTGGTTGGCTTGGTTTGGACGCTGCCCGTACTATAACAGTTACAAATGATGGCACTAGTGGCGGTTACGTTGACTCAACTTACACGCTTGAAATAGCTACTGATAGCGGCGGCAGTAACGTTGTTGCTTCGTGTACCGGAACTTACTTGTACGCATTTAATGAATTCTAAACATGATGTATGCGCTGGTTTTGGTTACTGTTACTAGGCTGTGTTTTTTGGGTACAAGCCAAAGCGCCGTGCATCGTTTCAGATTTTTATGGACTGAGCTGGATTAATGAGCCAACGTTACGCCATATAGAATTGTCTAGGTGGTTGACGACAAACGGGGACTCATGTAGTTCAGAGCAGTTGGTGGGGATTTGGAACAACCTTGCTATGTGGGCAGGAGCTGCAGATAGCGCGGAGTTGAGGGCTAAAGTGCTGTACTACTATGCCCGTGCAGTTGAAAGGGAAAAGAAGTGAAAGTCAGCTTCGACAAATGGTATCCCGTCGTGCAACCTCAAGCTCTGATGCAACAGGAAATATTTATTAAGCGGGTGGAAAAGCAAGATGCTGAACGGGCACTGCAAGTGCAGATTGACCATACAGTGAAGAAGTTTCACCAGTATGAGTATGAGATTTATGAGTATAGGATGCGACAGGTAACGCTGAACATCCAGATTGCAAACCTTAAGCGCGACATTGACCAACTTGTGTAGGAGGAAATATGGAAAACACCAAAGACAAATTGACGTTCTATGTGACCTTTATGGTCAGCATCACGCTTTGCGTCTCGGTACTGGCTATGGTTATTTCGTTCATGCTCGGCTTGTGGGCCAAGGAAGTTGATAACGCTGAAATCTTCAAAATGA